CTACAAACGTGGCCCCAGCCAGATTGTGAATAAGGCACCCCCCCGAGAGTCTCATTGAGACAACCAGGTACTTTTTATATACGCCGTGTACCTTGGCGTGTATGTGAAGGGAAGCAAGATATCATTGTAGTCAGCATCAATCATATCGATAAACTTCATATGAAGAGTATTGATATTATTGCGTACGATTACTTTTGATCTCAAAACTTCCGTCTTCATTTCATATCTCTGTAAGTCGTAATTATACCGTATAAAACGGGTATTATTGACTTTAAGAGGATATGAAGGGAGAAGACCGTCATCAGCTAATCCTTTCAAACCTCTGCGAAATCGCTTTGGTAAAGATTGGATTAATACCTCGGAAGCTTTCCAATAACCGCTTAAAAAGAGGTTGTCGGAGAACTCCAGTACTGATGAAATGTCGGTCGCTTCACAGTTGTGGTTGTGAATGGTCTTGAGCCTTAAAGGTTGACATTCGTAACCATTAAAGCAGTCGACACCGCATGATTCACGGAAATGGGATTTTGAAAAACTCTTATCCCAATTTACCTTGAGCCAGAAACTCTCGAGAACTTCGATAGCTTCTTGGTAAAAATATGTAGGAACGATTATATCGTCTCCATACACATAAATATCATGCGAAATCGATCCGAAAACACCTGTGTGTCTTCCCTGTAGAAGGCTATAGAAAACCATAGCTTCAACTGGGAATGTGAGAGCGTTACCTTGTGAGGCGAATTTCCGAAGATTAATTTCTTCAGAAAAACCGCTACACTTGGTACATCTTGCTTTTAAAAGATATTCAAGAAAACTTGGATTATCCTCAAAAAGCAAGCGAACAAGATAAAGACTGACTCTGTCAGAAGCAGAAGAAAGATCAATTGTTGATAATTTCTTATCAACAGATGATTTCCTAACTAGCTTCTGATTTTGAGTCTGATCTTTAAATTGTACTCTTCCACAAGATTTTCTCGGGATTGCATCGTACAGCCAACGACGAAGAATTTGCTGATAAACCATCTTTTCAGATGGCTCAATAGCAATAGTTCTTTTCTTTGTCGTTGTTTTGGGGACAAAGCATATCTTTGATGTACCTCCTTTGTCGATGGGCAAATCGAAGAAGTTATTAACTTCGACGAAATGAACATCGTTATAATAAAAGAGGTCACATTGAGGATAAATATCATCCAATTCTGGGTGATATGTGCTCATTATTGGTTTCGTCCAAGGTTTATGACCCTGCGCAGTTGCGCCTGGTCCAAACTGAAGAACGAAATCAAGCTGAGTAACGCTAAAGTCCTCTACAAGAGATAGCGCTATGCTTTTAGCATAGTAGATATCACTTGTTTGCTGTACAGACAGTGGTGTGTCGTTTTCAGGAAGTGATGAATCGATTTGCTTGTAGTCCGACCAGAACATGTCGTCGGATTTATTGCAAACTCCTTCAACTTCTTGAAAACCTCGCAAACTTGGCGAATAGAGCGGATAGCTTCACCCGCTCCAGACCCACCGGAAGGAAAACCGTTATCATCGAAAACTTCTTTGAAAAACCTATGCATAAAGCATGGGAGATTCGACTTTCCCTTCCTTTTAAAGGAAAGAGAAGGTTTGAAGAAGTCCGACTCAAGCGAAGTGATCAGATGATCACCGAGCTTGGGAAGGGTAACGAAAATGAACGATGGTCCTTCTGCACGTGAGCGATGTCTTACGCAATTAATATCGCGTTCTAGATCTTTATGGGAAAACCCATGAAGTCTATATACATCCTCAAGTATGCCATTCAGTAGAGGTTCGAGTTTCTTAACCACGGCATTTAAGGTCACCATTTGGTTTCCTCCGTGCCATGGTGATTATACTAAGGCATGTTGCCCCGATAGATCGCCGAAAAATTGGTGGTGATGAAGTTTTTCAACTTCGTCCATTCTTTCAGGACTTCAGCCTCGGTTACATCGACGCGTGGAGCTGCTATCACTACGTGACAAGTAGCTGTACGAAGAGCATTATCAGCATCAGCTTCGGTTGTAGCGAAAGCCACAAGGTGGCGATCGGTAGAATCGGCTGAGTTCCCATTCGTATGCGATATTCGCAAGGACTGGGGAGTTGATAAACTGCGAGTATTTTCACGAGCGATAAGCTCATAAACATTACTCTGCGGGCTCTGTTGGGCTATGATGTTATAATCAACATCAGCCGAACCGTCATTTACTGTATAATCAGCCATGGTAGACCTCTCAGTTGGGGCTCCCACATTCATTGTGAGATTGTTAACCCGGTTTACGGTTACTTTCACTCTAACGAATGTTAGCAACCAAGATTGCGGCAGAAATCCTGCCACGCTTAAGGTTGTCTATTCCATCCCCACGTTGGGGTATGAAATAGGTTCCGCAATCAGGCAATGTGCGTTGTCGCGCATAGACTGATCCATAGCCTCTGAAAGTTTCAGCTGTAAAAGCATCAAGGCAATTGCCTTGAGGTGGATATATACTTTTTGTATAAGTCCACTTCAACTTTCGAGATTCCATGTAATCCTTCATTTCGTAAGGAAAATAGACATTGAAATTGGCAAATTGTTCTAGCCAAGATCCAAAGTCCAAAAACCAATCGATAACGAAGGAAAGCGGAAAAAGCTCCCAGGCAGTACGAACGATAGTGCCTAAATCTACTTTCAAGCCAAGGCTTGTAGATAGAAATACGGCACGACCATCTGCTGCTGTGAGCTCGGGAGGTAGTGTATACGTATAAAACATTGTTGCGATTCTCGTTTCGGATGCTTCTGTAATCAAAACGGCCTTGCCGTGTTGAGCAGAAGCACCGTCGTTAATCGGCAGATCCTCGGAAAGTGACAGATAGTGCTGTTCTTTGAACTGCGCTCTCTGTACTTTTCGTTGATTTGCGACAAGTTTGAGATACTCATCATGGAATTTGTCCAGAATTTCTAGGACATCTTCTATGAGACCAATTGTAGGTGCGATTTCTAAATCGTACTCCAATTGACCAGTAGCCCAAGCTTTCAACAATTTGCCAGAAAGGAGATCTTTAATGACATCCTTTATGGCACTAAAAAGTCCGAAGCCTTCTGATACTATCTCGGCTATCGCGACGCCTAGACCACCTTTATCCTCGAGGTGAGGAACCAGTTGGTCAAAGGCACGTTTCGAGAAAGTTTCGAAGCCAGTAATTATGGGAGGGGTGAGTTCACCCGTTTCATAATCAATTGGTAAGAGAGTACGTCACCAAGCGTACGATCTTCGATCCCAGAGATCCGGCAAGCCGGTATCAAAGTGAAGTTCGAGATCTCGGTCTCCTAACGGAAAAAGGGCTGTGTGCTTTACATGTGAACAGTTGTGATAGTCACGTGTAGGCTCAAAGCCATTTGACCTGTTACCAGTCTCATAAGTAATCCTCTCAATAGAGTATTCGCTTAAGGGAACAGTAACGGAGCTAACATTCCATTTTGGGGAGGGAGAACCTCCACAAGATGCACGTTCTAGCCAACGTGGCGTAGATTGTGTATGGAAAGTTGAACGTTTTTTAGTTTTATACATTGTATACACCATACGTGTGTAGAACCATTGTTCTAGGGGTAGGCACGTCCTACGAGGGTCGCATTGCGGCC